AGGTGTTTACAATCATATTTGTCATGCTTTTATTAAGCTGCGCATGACCTATTTCTACATCACTACCACCAGATTTTTTTAAATAAAAATCTGTATTTACGTTAGACGCATCTTTATTACTAGCTTGCACAGTTTTTACAATTGCTATTGCAGAAGTCGATATTGTTAGGACTGTAGTTAAATTAGTATCTGTTAAATCAAATACTTCGCTTTTATATTGTATTGTCATGATAAAAAATAATTATATGTGTCCTGTTCTTCTTTCAAGTCTTTTTGGTATGAAAAGTTTAATTCATTTTTAATTGAGTCTACTGATTGTAAAATTTGTCTTTGGTTTTCAACGTCATACTGTTGTTTTGGTTCTGGTACATAGGATGATATTTTTGCCATTATCTTCTTCCATCTGGTTTTATATCCACACGTAAGGTTCCATAACGCCATGTTTCACCTACAGCATCATTTTCTATTTTAATTGCAAGTAATCTTCCTCTAGCACGTGTGTCTACTTTATCTGTAGATGATGTTATTGTAAATGGACCAAGAGGTGAGCTTTTTGCTGTGTCACTTGGATAATTATTCAACAGTAGTGTTATTTTTGAATTACCACTTAACACTTTAAAGTCAGGTATAAATTTTCTTACAGACATAATAAATTCACCATCGCCTCTTAAATCACCCATATCTGTTAATACACCTCTTCCTGCTGTAATATCAAAATCACCAGATTGAATAAAAGCATCAATAGATGTTGTGACTCCTGCTTTTATTTGATCAGTTCCTTTTTCGTGTTCATAGTAAGTAGACGAACCATACTTAGATGTTATACCTTGTATTGGAAAATTAGGTGTAGCAGATTTACTATATTCTGTTGCGTAAGGTAGATCAAAAACTCCTTGATCAAGATAACTAGTTCTATTTAGTGAACTTGTGGTCCAAATATTTTCTGCGTAGTTATATACTACACATCTATTAATTTGATCTGAAGTTGCTGAAGGATAGAACCAGTTTATTTCATTATATAAACTATTGTGTTCACAAAAAACTAATTGATTAGAACTATAATTTACTCCTAAATTATCTCCTGTTGTAGTAAATACAAAATCTTCAACAGGACATGGAAGCATTTTAACAGTACCATCGTACATAAAGAACCCACCTTCACCCGACATCCAAAAAACAATACCATTAGAATAACTAAGTGCATTTTGACCAATCAACCCACAGTTAGTACCTACCTGTCTAACAGAAAAGGTAAAAGGTGCTCCAACAAATTGAATTACATATGCAGATGTATCTGTTAAAACCAACGTATAGTCTTTACCCGACACTGCTCCTACAATTTCATTTCCTTTATCAAGTCTAAAAGTACCAGCAGTATTTGTTGCTGTAGGTGTGTATGCATTTAAATCTTCTTGATTTGAAAATCTTATAAACATTGGGTCTTGAGTTGTAGAACTACCAACAGTTGTTTCAGTTCCAAAATGAAATAAATGCCTATCTCTATCTGATACTTGCGTTAGTATTGAAGAAGTTGGACTGCTTCCTGTTGCAAAACCAGATGTCGTTGTAGATGCTCTATTAGCTCTTGGGCTAGCTGCACCTGCATTCCATGTAAATGTTTTACCATTACGAATAGTTGCAACCAACACTTGACCAAAGTTATCTAAGGACCATAAACCTGGATCTAATACTACAGAACTAGTTGTACTAGCAGTTCCCCATGTACTTGATCCCCATGTAGATGTTCCCCAACCTAAACCTGCGGTTTGAAACGTTGGACCCACTACTTCATACGGATCTATTTGTGCTGATCCCGTTCCCGATGTGGAACCTGCTGAATTTGAAGGCATAGTTATTTGAAAAGTATTTGCTGTTTTATTTAAAACTTCAAAAGTGTTACCTGTAAAATCTGCTATAGCATAACCTGAACCTGTTGGAACGGTTACACTAGTAAATGTTATATATCTTCCATCTAATAAACCATGTGAAGTTTTATTAACCGTAACTGTGGCAGAACCTGATACCGCAGTAAAAGTAACTCCTGTAATTACATCATTATCTAAAGGAGAAATGTCAAAAAATTGTTCTTCATAATATAAAAATAAACCTTGTGAAGTTCCTATTGCAACATATTTCTCACCAGCAATACTAGTAAAAGCGTGCTGTGCTCTTGCAACACCTGGTAGTGTTTTATTACCGATAGTTAATTGACTCCAGCCCCCTATTTTTTCAGGGAAACCATACCTAAATCTAACAAAATCGCCATCTACCCATTGGGATTCTCCTCCTGAATCCGTAACCATTTTATTAAAACCAGGTTTAAAATTAAGCTTTTGTAGCATAGTTATCCAAATATTATAAAAGAGACAGTGGTGGTATGTGGTGGTGTCCACTGTCTCTATTATAATATACTACCTTTTAAACCAAGATGGAAGACCTAAATGTGGTCTTTTGTCAAACATATTTTCTTTGGATCCAGGAGTCTTTTTATTGTTATAGTGCAAAAAAACTTGAATACATTCTTTGCCTTTAAATTTATTTCTCCAATGTTCTAATTCACAACCGGAGTATACTAACATATCTCCTGGTTTTAAATCTACTTTAATACCTTTCATACCTTCTTTACCAGATGGCTCAAGATATATAGGCCAAGGATCACCACCTAAATTCATAGTAGTAGATATCTCACAACTAAATCTATCTTTATGCCTTACAAGTTCGTCACCTTTTTTATAAATTCTTGCATAAGTATATGCAGGATATAATTTTAATCCTGTTGTTTTTTCCATAACTGGCTGACATTTCAACATTAAAGTTTCCATTGCGATGTCTGAATAACAAGAATAAGTATTAGGTATTTGTTCATCTTGTCCTTCATAATATCCAAGTAAAGTTTCATACGGAGAAATATATCTTTCTTTTCTACAAGTATCTAAAACTTGTTTTTGCATACAAAAATAATTTGAAATAAACGTAGCTAAGTCTTTTGAGATAGCTTGCCTAATAACTGTGTATTTATTTTTTTTAAATGACATCTCTAGCCATTTCTTTTGGTATAGCTTGTATATTCCAATGTATAAATCTAAAAGGTTCTACACCATGATCTACTGCAAATTCATGTTCTAAATATCCTGGAAATATAATTAAAGTTCCAGGTGTTACTTTAAAATGAATTAATTCAGTTCCATGAAATATACCATTACTATTTTTTAATTTTAATTTTGTAGAACGTGCACCAGTACGTGGTTCATGAAATATTGGAAAAGAAGTCTTATCACTTGCTTTTAAAAAGTAAAAACCTGATACGTGTTGATTCCAATGTATATGTGCATTATGATGTCCACCACCTTTTTTAGCAAACTCTTGTACCCATAACTCACTAAACATAGTCTGATATTGTTGCATATCAAAACCTTGCCAATCTAAAAACTCCCATGATTTCTGACCTACATAATTTCTAAAATCTAAAAATTTATTATCGTTAATAAGTGGTGTAGAATGATAACTTCTTCCAAAATCACCATGTTTTTTTATATAATCTTTTTCTCTTTTTTTAGCTTCTTTTATATATTGATTAGAAGCTTTATTTAAAGATTTTACAAATTCAGGTTTTTGTTCAATCCATATAGGTGTTTTAAAATATTCATTTATTATCATATTATTTAAAAGGATATCCAAGGTTCCACATGACCAATGAATATCTCACTCCTTTCGTTACAGGTTTTACTCTATGCCATACAAATGAAGGGAACACAATAATAGATCCTTTCGGTAATATTTCTTTTGCTTGTTTTAAATGTTTGATTTCTTCTCTCATGTGAGGGTCATAGTTTCTAAAATCAAACTCTAATTCACCACCTTCATATTCAGAGCCATCCGTAAGTTGACATGTCATAGATAACTTTCTAATTTTACCTTTTTCTGGTCCCTCTTTTTCATAAGGTTTGTCCCAACTATCGCAGTGCCAATCATAATATTGATTTAATTTATATTTTGTAAATTGACAAGATTCACTTCTGTCCCAGTCAAAATTCCAACCAGCATTTCTATTTGCTTTATGTATGTAAGGATGTAATTCTTTATATATCCAAGTATCATTTAACCAAACTAAATCAGAGTTTCTTCTTTTTTTTATATCTTTTATTTCGTCATTAGTTAATTTTCTATCTCCATAACCACCAGTTCTAGCCATAGATTCAGATTTAGATAAACCGTATTTAATTATATCATCACAAATTTTAGGAGGTATTGCAGATGTAAAATACCAATAGTGATTAGATATATTCATAAGTTATTGTCTGTATAAAATTCAATGAATCTTTCTGTTTGTTTTTTATGTAATACATATTTGTTGATGGAAACATAATAAACTTATTATCTTTAAGTTCTATATCCCAACTTCTTCCTTTACGTCTGTTGTCTTCATAATGTATTCGAACAAAACAATCTTTAACTTTAACACCATAAAGCATTGTAAAGTCTGGAGAGTTTCGTAGATCTACTGGATCAACTTGCAATAAAGGAATTGTTGTTTCCGCAGGTTTATAGATATTTCCCCACGTTGATTTGTTAATTAAATTAATATTATATTCAAGACCGATGTGATCTCGCATATATGTATTTAACATATCCCAAGTTTTTGAAAATGGAAAATTTTTGTTTTGAATTACTGATTGTAAGATGTCGTCTGATAATTTTTTTCTATCAATGTCCCAATCTTTAGGCATTGCTATATCGCCAAAATATAACGCTTGTTCTGTTAATACTTTCTTTTGCATACCTAGATGTAATATATACATCCGTCATTTATAATGTCAATTGATATTAAAAGAATTGATCTAGATCAATTATGCTTTAGAATCTG